GATGATCCAGGCGTTGGCGGTGATGGACGCCGAAGCGACAGCAGCGGGACACAGGCCGCTGGACGTATCGACCTGGGAAACAGCCCTGCCCGATGGACGGGTTCTGGTGGTCGTCAGGACGGTCGCGGAGGCGTCGGCGGTGATACGCGCCGAGAAATCCCCGAAGGCCGTCAGCGCCGCTCCCAGGCTCGGCATGACGGTTGTTTCCGATCCGGTCGCACCGGAGCCGCCATCGACCGAGACGACGCTGCCAGCGGACCTCGCCGTCACCGTCCGCCAGCAGCACGAGGGACGCGCCCTCACCGTCCTGACCATGGCCGAGGTCGCCCGCCTGCTGCTGCTCGCGGAGGGCAAGGTCAGCGGCGTTGAATGGGAGGGCACGCCGGCGCGCAGCGGGCGGCAGGCAGACGAAATGGCGGCGCACGACATGGCCCGCTCAGGCTATCCAATGTCAGAGCCATTAACTGTCGCCCAACCGTCAGCCGTCATCCTGCCGTTCTAGGAGGCCGCATGAGCACGGGAAAATGGCGAGAGCCCGGCGTGCCGCACAAGGGATGGACCTGCGTCGAGGTCGAGGATCTCGAAACGCCTTCGATGACCTGTGAAATGTGCGAGACCACGGAAATCCGCTACGCCCACCACATGACGCACCCGGAATACGCCGGGACGCTCCGGTGCGGCTGCATCTGCGCCGGACATCTGGAAGAGGATCTGGCCGGCGCGCGAAGCCGGGAAAGCAAGGCACGGCAAAAGTTCAAACGGAAAGCCGCGTGGGCGTATCGGTGGTGGAAAGAATCCATGCTCCAAAACCATTGGACACGGCTGGGGAAGCATATCGTTACCGTGATGCGGCCCGCCGCGAATGAAGGATGGAAAATTCGTGTATTCAACACGAAGACCCGCGTCGAGCGGATCGGCCGAGTGCCATGGCCGAGCGAGGAAGCAGCCAAAGCCGCCGCGTTCGATGCGCTGGAATGGCTAAAGGCACGCGGAGAATGACCCGCGTCCGCCTCACCCTCGCCGCCAGATGCCGCTTCCCCGACATCGGCACCAGCCACGGCGCCACCACAGCCGAGACCGGCCATTGGATCAGCGTCGAATGCGGCCGTTGGCTTCGCGTCGAGTGGCCCGGCGACCGCACCACCTGGCTACGCGCCGAGGATCTGGAGTCCGTCACAGACCAACCGGAGGAACCCAACCCATGAGTTACCGCTTCGAAATCGCCACCGAACCCAAAACAGGCGCGGACCTCGCCTCGAGCGGCGAACACCACGCCCGGTCCCTGAAATCATGCGCGGCCCGCAAACTGGCCCGCGTCCTGATCGACGCCGGGATGCCTGATGGGCCAATCGAGGCGTGGCGCGGTACGGTCCCGTGTTACACGGCGCGCAGCCTCGCTGCCTACGCCAGGACCACCTTGGAGCAAGACCCCCGTTTTAGGGTCATACCGCACCGCGAGAATCCATACGCCACGCGGCGTGAGCCATCCCGCGTTCTGGAGGAAACCCCATGAACCTCGTCACGCTGCTGCTGATCGTCCTGGTCGTCCTCGTCATCGCGGGACTGCCGTCATGGCCCTATGCGCGGGCCTGGAACTACGGCTACGCGCCGTCCGGCGTGCTTGGCCTCGTGCTGGTGGTCATCCTCATCCTGATGCTGCTGGGACGCCTGTGAGGCTTCGGGCGCGCTCCACTCGCGCGCGGAAAACCCACCGATGGACCGAGGAGGACGCCGCCTACGCCGCCGCCCAATGGGCCAGCGGTATCCAGCAACGAGACATCGCCGTCGTGTTCGGACTCTCGCCCCGATCGGTCTCGACGATCAGCCTGCGGATCAGAGCGTTCCTGGAGAAATACGGGCGGCTATCGTCGGTGCCGGTCTACCCGGCGCCGTGGAACATGGCAGAGCATTACCACGCGCCAGCGGGCGACGATCGAAAAGCCCTGGTCAAGCGCGCCCTCGCCGTGTTCGTAGCCCAACGCAACTTCGAGCACGCCGAACGCGCACACGAGGAACTGATGCGGGAAGGCAGGGATCTGGGCTTCCTCGACGCGCCGGAGGCCGGCTAACCACCGACCCTCGGCGGCGGACGCACGCGATGAAACTCGGCCAGCGTCTCCGCCCACGCCAGCACCGCCGGCGGGCAGAGGCCGCGCCCATCGCACCACGACGCCACCACCTGCCGCGACCGGCCCACCGCCGCCCCCAGGACGCCCCTGTCCCATCGCAGCGCCACGAGGGCAGCCGTCAGCCTCTGGGGTGCATCACCCCTGTCAGCGGCCCCTGGAGGCCGTCCACGCGGGCGGCGAGCCTCGGTCTGGCGGGCGACAGCCTCAGGAGCGCCCAGGCGGGCAGCGACCTCGGTCGCCGTCATCGTGGTCAGCGACCATACGCGGCCCGTGTCGTTCATGTTCGTATCCTCGATGAAATGGGGAGCGAGGCCCAAAGGCCCCGCGTGGTGGTCAGGCGGCGAGTGCTTCGCAGGCGAAGTTGCCAGCACCGTGGTATTTGCCGCCGCAGGAGCATTCGCACTTGAAGCCGCGAGCATTGGTGCAACGTGCGTCGCACTTGTGGTTGGAGGGGTTGGACTTCCGCTCGATCGCCCGCTCAACCTGAACCCGGCGGCCGTCAGAGGTCAGGCCGGTGAAGTGCTTCGCCGTTACGTAGGGGCTGCCGTCGTGGTGAACCCCGGTAAGCTGCTCGGTCCCGGCGAAGTAGCGAATGTTGGCCATGTCTCTGTGTTCCTCGGTTTCGATGATTTGTTTTAACCGCACCGGAACAGGGATGCAAGAGTTATTTTGGGCGAATCGGATTATTTTAATGGGGTGCCGCCCATACAAACCCACAGGTTATCCGCAAACGACCGATTGAACAGGTGGCCGATGGCCAAAGGTGCCCAGGAAGGTGCCCGAAATGCCCAACGAGGTGCCCGAAATGCCCAAAGCGCTCCGCACCCGCGCGGTTAACACCCTCAAATTACCTTAACCGCACATTGGCGTAACGCAACGCATATTGGGGCCGATCCGGACCTAACTTGACAACCGCCGATTCAGAACGGTAGCGGGCATGACTCCCGTCGGGGAAAGTTATGCCACGTTCGCGTTCCAACGCTGCAATAGAGGACACATTAAAGCCAAAACTGGAGGTATCTTATCTCCGGTTGAAAGATCTTGCTCCCGCGACGCGCAATGCGAGAACACATTCCTCCGAACAAATCGCGCAGCTTGTCGCGAGCATTTCCGCGTTTGGTTGGACCAACCCGATCTTGATCGACGAGAACCGCGCCATTATCGCCGGCCACGGCAGGCTGGAGGCGGCGAAGGCGGCGGGACTGGCGGATGTGCCGACGATTACTTTGACCGGCCTCAGCGCCACTCAGAAGCGCGCCCTGGCTATCGCCGACAATAAGCTGGCGCTCAACGCCGGGTGGGATGACGAACTGCTGCGGCTGGAGTTGTCCGACCTCGGGCTGGAAGGGTTCGATCTGTCGCTAATCGGGTTTTCCGATCTGGAACTGAAAGACATTCTGACCGATCCCGTTGAACCGTTGGCCCCTGACGGCTTCAACACCTACGACGAAGACATCGAGACCGAACACCAGTGTCCGAAATGCGGCTACGTGTTCAGCGGCGGCAAGATGGTGGCGAAAGCCGAGGCGGCGGAATGACCGTCTGGATAGAGAGCGACAACAAGGCCGGATGGAAGGCCGATATGCGGTTCTCTATCGATCGGCCGTCTTTGACCGTTATGGCGGACGGATACGGCGGCGATCGTCTGCAATATTGGCATATTCACGATGATGGCAAAGCAATGCAGACGCCCCGCGCGACCGATAAACCGCCCTACCTCGTGCCCTCCATGGACGAAATCCGCGCGATCCCTTGGAACGGTCTAAAGGTCGCCTCGACGTTCGCGGGCGGCGGCGGATCGTCCACCGGCTACCGCATGGCGGGCTGCGAGGTCGTCTACGCCAACGAATTGACATCCGAGGCGCGCGATACCTACACGGCGAACATGGCGCCTGGAACCGTGCTGGACGGCCGCGACATTCGCGCCGTGCAGCCGGAGGACATCCTGACCGCGACCGGTCTCGGCGTTGGGGAACTGGACATCTTCGACGGATCTCCGCCTTGCGTATCGTTCTCGACGGCGGGCAAGCGGGAAAAGGGCTGGGGCCGGGTCACGACCTCGCACGACGCCACGCAGCGGCAGGACGATCTGTTCCACGAGTTCGCGCGGTTGCTGAATGGGCTTCAGCCTCGAGCCTTCGTGGCCGAGAACGTATCGGGGCTGATCAAGGGCACGGCCAAGGGATACTTCCTCGAAATACTTCGCGCGCTGCGTGCCTGCGGCTACCGGGTCGAGGCGAAACTACTCGATGCCCAATGGCTTGGCGTTCCGCAATCCAGGCAACGGCTGATCTTTGTTGGGACGCGGATCGACATCGATGCCAGACCAGCGTTTCCGATGCCTCTGTCCTATCGCTACAGCGTTCGCGACGCGCTGCCTTGGATCGATGCTGTTGTCGGTGACCGAGTTACCGCGCGCTTTGGCAAGAATGCTGGTTCCTTTTATCGGCCAGATATCGGGCAGCCTTGCGACACAATAACCGCAGGCGGCGCTGGCGCGGATGTGGCAAGCGACTGGACTGTTAGAACGAACGCGCGCCTGGTGATCGGCGATCCGAATTTCAAACAAGCGGCCGGCAATACGTTTCCGCGTGGCGAAACCGCGTCGATTGATGCTCCGGCGCCCAGTGTTCAAGCCGGCAGCACCAACATGGGCAGCGCCGCGACCCACACGCTGCATATCGGCACTGAACGCCGCAAGTTCACCATCGCCGAACTGAAACGTATCTGCGGTTTTCCCGACGATTATGTCCTGACCGGCTCCTACGCCGACCAGTGGGCGCGCTGCGGCAACGCTGTCCCGCCCGTGATGATGTTCCACATCGCCAGCGCGATGGTTCCCGTCCTGACAGAACGGAGGCTGGTCAATGCCGCTTGAGGGGTTCGACGACGCCAACCTCCCCGAACTCGATCAGAAACGCCGCTCCGGCCCCGGCTCCGGCGCGGTCTTCGACTATGGCGTCGTGGAGCGCAGCGCCGCCGTGGGTTGTTCAAAGGAAGAAATCGCCTCTTTGCTCGGGGTCGCTCGCTCGGCGTTCTATAGACACATCGACAAGGACGAAAAGCTTCGCGACGCGCTCGAGAACGGCGCCGCCAAGGGCCGCGCGACGTTGCGCCGCCTGCAATGGAAGGGCGCGGAGGAAGGCAACGCGACGATGCTCGTGTGGCTCGGCAAGCAGCTGCTCGGGCAGAAGGATTCCATTGCTCATACTGGCGGCGACGGCGGTGCGCTGACAATACAGGTGATAACGGGCGTGCCTCGTGATTAACCTGGACTACAGGCCGCGTCCGCAGTTCGTGGACTTTCACCGCCGTAAAGAGCGGTGGGCTTGTATTGTGGCGCATCGGCGGTGCGGCAAGACGTTAGCAAGCCTCATGGACCTCATCGATGCGGCGCTGCGCTGTGACAAGCCAGACGCGCGCTTTGCTTTTATGTCGCCCACCTACGCAATGGCGAAAGACAGTGCGTTTCAATACCTAAAGCGGTTCACGGCCGATATTCCCGGCATAGAGCAACGTGAGTCCGATTTGATGGTCATCTTTCCCAACCGCGCGCGCATCCGCCTCTATGGCTGTGAGACCTATGATCGATTGCGCGGCATTTATCTCGACGGCGTAATCTTAGATGAGGCTGGCGATATGCCGCCCCAGGCGTGGCCCCAGGTCATCCGTCCCGCGTTGTCTGACCGGCAAGGGTGGGCTGTGTTTATCGGCACTCCACGCGGTCGGAATGAGTTCTGGCGCATTCACGAGCAGGCGCGGACAGACCCGGCATGGTTCTCACTGGTTCTTAGGGTCAGCCAGACGCACCTCTTGCCCGAAGCAGAGGTGGAAGACCTAAGGCGTATGCTCACGCCCGAAGCCTTCGACGCTGAAATGGAATGCAGTTTCGACGCCGCGATCCTCGGTTCATACTTCGGCAAGGAGCTGGCCGACGCGGAAACGGCGGGACGCATCACCAGCGTGCCATACGATCCGGCGATCCCCGTTCATACCGCGTGGGACATCGGCATCGGCGACAGCACCGCCATTTGGTTCTTCCAGATCGTCCGCTCGGAGCTGCACGTCATCGATCATTACGAGGCGTCCGGCTTCGCGCTCGGTCATTACGTCGAGGTGTTGAAATCGAAGCCGTATCAATACGGTCGCGATTACCTGCCGCACGACGCGATGGCGCGCGAGCTTGGCACCGGGCGCAGCATCTTCGAGACGATGAAAGCCCTGTCCGGCCGCCATCCGTGGATCGTTCGCAAGCTGTCGATAATGGACGGCATCAACGCGGCGCGGGTAACGCTGGCCAAGACGTGGTTCGACGCTGGCAACTGTCACGAAGGGTTGGAGGCGTTGCGCGCGTATCACGCGGAGTTCGATGAGCGCGCCAAGGTGTTTTCCGATCGACCAAAACACGACTGGTCTAGTCATTCCGCGGATGCAATGAGATATATGTCCCTCGCATGGCGTGAGATCGCGCCTGACAAGCCGAAGCCGCCGCCCCGCGACAGTTGGGACGCGGCGTTCAACCGGGACGCGGAAGAGTTGCGCGATTGGAGGGTAACGTGATGCGAGCGAAACCACTCTGTTTCAGCAAGAAGATACCGACCACGATCGAGGTAATGAATTTGGCCGGTATCGCGAGGATTTGGCTTTATCCGCCAGCCGCGACCGGAACAGATCGTTGCGCTGGGTGCGCGCCTTATCGCCCGCCGCCAGCGCCGCCGTTGCCGTGGTGGCGGCACATCACGAAAAGTCGTGAGCCGTTGGTGGGAGGTATTCCCTTTGACTGACTACCGATCACTGAGCGGCGCGGCGTTCCAACGCACCGTGCGCGACGATCCGGACAAGTGGGCCGACGCGGCGATGATCGCGGCCGAGGATCTCGGCTACAAGATCGAGCGCGACTGGATAC